TCTGCACAACGGAACCCGAAGCGTAGCTTCTAGGTTCTAGTGGTTGCTAGGTTTGACAGAGATACCGACCTAGCGTAACAGGTGGCTCCTAGCGGAGCGTGAACACCGTCCCGTAGCTTATACAGCACTTACCACAGCCAAGCGGGACGACATGAAAGAGCGTCAGACTCATACGATTTGAGACAAGACAGCAGGACGTGGTTCATTCGTAATGGGTGAACCATGTCCAAACGCCAAGAGCTACACCGATTTGATTGAGACGAAGTTGCAGCATAAGAGAAAACAAAGTTTCTTTAGAAACTAGGACGATTCTTCTTGACCATACAAATACCTTTACCTAAATTTTACGTTATCCACTACACATAAACCAATACATAAATACATATGAAACCATCAGATAAACTAAAGAACATGATTGAAACTCAAATCCGTGAAGACATAAGCTCTGCATGGGAAAATGAGAATCTAACAGGCCCAGACTACGCAGAGTTGCTAGAAATTCTGGTAAACGTCAGCAAGTTGGAGGCAATGAATCAACCCTCCTCCTAAATCCAATAACCCAAACGTAAACATGAACTTAAAAACAGAAACTAAAACCGCCCTCATTGATCTTGAACTGATCTCTTACTCTCATGCAGCTAAGGCTGAGTCAACTGGAACAGGTTTAAAAAGCCTAGTCGAGATGGTAGAGTTTACTATACAAAGTGTAGTCTCTGCTTGCCGCGCACAAGAGCACTACCTCGTAGTGTCTGGACGTGACAACTTCCGTAAGGTTCTGTATCCAGACTACAAAGCAGGGAGACGTGAGAAACCACCTCTCTACGTGCCATTGATGGAGAAGCTTGAGGAGTTAAATAATCACAGGTGGTGCAAGCACGACCAGTTAGAAGCGGATGATTTACTTGGCATCATGCTGACCAACGGAAGGGTTAAAAACCCAATCCTTTGTAGCATAGATAAGGACTTACTTGGTGTCCCAGGGTGGCACTACAACTGGAACAAGGATGATTGGCCTCGTCAAGTGACACAAGCTGAGGCAGACTTTCATTGGTTGGTTCAACTTCTCATGGGAGATTCAACCGACAACATTGAGGGGATGAAAGGGATTGGTATTGCCAAGGCTCAGAAGTTGGCCTCTGCTTATTGTGAAAGGATGGGAACACCACCATCACCTATCCCTGCTGCACAAAAAATTTACGAAGCGGAAGGTTTTACCCTTGACGCATATAAAAAGTGCCTCATGCTCATCTCTATCTGGAGGTCACCAATGCCACCAGAGCTTTTAGAAAACGAACTTATCTTGGAGGTTTCAAAGACCATCCCAAGTTTATAAACCAAACATGAAAGACAAAACAATAGTGGTATGGTTCTCTTGTGGTGCAGCTAGTGCTGTTGCGGCTAAGATGACGATCGACCTTTATGGTGCTGACAACACCATCCGTATCGTCAACAACCCAATCAAAGAGGAACACGAGGACAATCAAAGGTTCTTAAAGGACTGTGAAAAGTGGTTAGGTGTAACTATTGAATTTGCTGAAAGCTCTAAGTATCCATCTCAATCTTGTGTTGAGGTTTGGGAAAAGAGAAAGTATATGTCAGGTATTGCTGGCGCACCTTGCACCTTGGAGCTGAAGAAGAAGGCAAGACAGGAGTGGGAGGATCAGAACCCTCACGACCACATAGTCCTGGGTTTTACTGCCGAAGAACAACATAGATACGATAGATTCAAGCAGTTTGAAAGGGATGACATTCTGCCCATTCTAATAGATAATAAGATTACCAAGGCCGACTGCTATCAGATTATCACAGAAGCCAACATAAGACTTCCAAAGATTTACCACTTGGGGTATCCCAATGCCAACTGTATTGGTTGCGTAAAGGCTACATCTGTTACCTATTGGAACCATGTAAGAAAAGTGCATCCAGAGGTGTGGGAAGAACGCAATGCCCAAAGCAAAGAGATTGGTTGTCGGTTAGTTAAATACAAAGGTGATAGAATTTTCCTTGACGAACTGCCAGAAGATGCAGTAGGAAGGCCAATGAAAAACCTAGACTTTGAGTGTGGGATATTTTGTATGGAGCAACCAGAGGAAGAAACTTGTGATGATTAAAACCTTTACACTAGCATGGCTGCAAGTCACCCTCATCTGCTTGAACACTTGGCAGATCGCAAACACTCATTACATCGGAGCTTTAATAGTTGGCTTTCTTATCAGTTTAATCTGGACAATGAATGTAGGGCGAGTAGCTTTATCATCATGGCACACTAAACTTATCTATTCTTTCGGAGCGATGTGCGGAACAGGCACAGGACTCTTTCTGGCACAAGCCATATATCAATAAACCAAACCAAACATAAACATGAAACTACAAAAAGACACACACAGAACACCAAAGCACGAACGCACACAACTGGAGCAAGGCTTCAGAGACAAAGCTGCAAACCACTTCCGCACCTCCAGGAAGTGTGATGATATTTACACTGAAGCTTTATATTATGGTCAGTATATAGCCAACAAATACGCGGCAATTAGCGTTCGCACCTCACACCGCTATGGCTTCCTGCAAGAAATGACCAAGGAGCATTACGACATTGTATCAGAGACAAAGGAAGAAAGCTACTTCAGCAGAGTGATGCGTGGCTATGAAGCCCTTGAAGAGATTAGCAAAGATTTACCATAACCAAACATGAGCAAAACACAATTAGCAGATCAAGCAGCTAGGGCTATCACCTATTTCTGCGAAAATGACGCGGGAAGTAAATTGAAAACTCCAACCTCTTTACTCTTTGCTGAAATTATAAAATACGCAATGGACAACGATTCAAAATCTATCGAAGACCTCAATGAGTTAGTCGATGAACTAAAGTCACTTGAATCTAGCCATGCTAATAACGCACTATAACCAAACCATAAACCAAACAGAACATGATTATTAAAACAGCAACCTACCCTTACGGCCCCGCCAAACACTTGGACGCGGACACACTTGTCCAACGCCTACAAGTTGTCGCAGGACAGCAACGATTCGTCGATGACTACGTTGGCGCACTATGTGACGGAGATGAATACTGGATTTCAGAGCGAGTCCCAGACAAACCTAAGAAGCGCACAGGGGATCAAATCCTTACGTGGCTAGAAGAGAGTGGCATAGACCCAGAGTTTCAGTATGACATAGATATGCGCCCAGAGTCTGTCATCCTATACAGCAAGCAAGGCCAATCTCTAGTGACCTATCCTTACGGAACTGGTTGCCTACGTGAGGCTTGTGAGTTCGTGATGGATCAAGAGGAACGCGAAGACAGCTAGTATGCCTACCGCTAAAAACACGAAACACCCCCACTCACTAGAGTCGGAGACAGTTGTTCTTGCGTCCTGTCTTCTATCCGAAGATGGTTCCGTTTACGACGAGGTGTCACAGGTTGTTCAACCTTCTGACTTCTATGTAGCTCGCAACTCTACAATCTTCTCCACTATGGGGCAGATTGTGGGGAAGGGGTTGGAGTTATCAGACATCACACTACTGGAGCAGCTACGCTCCGATGGCAACGAGAAGGAGATTGGTGGTATCGGAACCATCTATACAATTCAAGAAGCCTGTGAGACAGCCACCCACGCCAAGTATGCCGCCAACATAGTTAAGGAAAAGTCTAAGCTTCGCCAGACCATTCGTCATTGCCGCCTCGCCATTGAGGAAGCGGAGGAAGGAGAGGAAGAAGCCGACTCCGTTACGTCTAAGCTAGAAGCCTCGTTACAGTCCCTACAGGACGTTGATGATGGTAAGGGAGACGGGAGTATCAGAACTGCTGCCGAAGCTCTCAGAGAGGACTACAAGGCTATGGTGAACGGAACCTATGAGGTGTCTGCCATGCCCACTCGCATTGCACAGGTGGACGAGAAACTTAGCTGTGGTGGCGTAGCCAAAGGAGAGGTGATGGTGATTGCCGCACCTACGTCCTGTGGTAAGACCGCCCTTGCTCTGAACATTGTCTTGCAGAACGCGGTTACGCACCACATACCAGGTCTTTACTTCTCATTTGAGATGCAAGCTAAGTCTCTGGCTAACCGCATGATTCAAACCTGTGCCGCCACACCACTCAACCGCTTGCATGATGGGATGATGAAACCAGAATACCAGAAGCGTGTATGGGAAGCAACCGACAAGATGGCAGAGGCTCCTATCTTCACCAACCACTACGTTAAGAGTGTGGATGAGTTACGTGCCAAGGCTCGTATGTATAAGCGTAAGCACAAGATTGAGTGGATTGTCATAGACTACCTTCAGCTTGTGCCTTGGGATCGCAACATGAAAAAGAACGACGGCATAGCTGAGGTCTCACACCAAGTGAAACTGATGGCGATGGAGTTGGACGTTCCTGTCTTCCTGTTAGCACAGGTCAATCGTGAGGGAGCCAAGCGTGAGTCTGGTCTTACCTTGTATGACCTCAAGGATTCTGGTGACATTGAAAATGACTCCGACATCATCTTGCTTCTATGGCCTGACGGCAAGGATGTAGATGAGGCTCGTCGAGTAGATGCGGAGCATGGAGCTTACGTTTCATTGAAGTATAACATTGCCAAGCAGCGTGAAGGTGCGCGTGATGTGAAGGGTAAGTTCATCTTCAAGAACCACATAGGACGTTTTCATTGATGCCATGCTACAGGATTACATACACCCGTCGAGATATGCCTTCACCCTGTGGTGCAATTAAAACAGCACACACAGAGGACGAAGCAATTAAATGCTTGACTACTGGTAGTAAGACTAAAGGATACAAACTAAAGAAGACGAATGTTCCCATCACAATTACTAATATAAAAGAAATATGACAACAGACCTAGACGAAGCACGACAATATGCAGACACAATGCTTGAAGCCCTGGACGTAATGGGCAGAGCAATGTATTTTTGCTTGAACCATCCCAACTCTTCAGAGTTCAAGGCACACCGCAAGCTTCTCATCGGAGCGCACGAACGTATGGGTAAGGACACCACCCACTTTCTAGCACAGATAGACGAGCCAGAGCTTCCTTACGAGCCAACCGAAGAAGAGTTATCACAGCATGGCTAGGGGTGAAATCAATTCAGTCTTAGGCATGACGGAAGGTAAGTTCCGCACCATGATTAAGTCTGCCCTCAGACCCTGCTGGCGCAACTCGTCCCGTAAGACCTTCATCCAATCTGTTCGTCAGCGTGGCATCAACCCAGCTACAGGTAGAGAACGCTTTGTCGTGGTCTGTGTAGACTGCGGCAAGGAGATGGGGATGTCGGAGAAGGAGAGGCGCACAAAGATTGACGGAACCCTAGAGAAGCGAGCCAAGAGTGTGTATGAGATTGACCACGTAGATGGCATCACACCCTTCACCGATGTTCAAACCCTAGAGACTTTAACCCCACACTTCAGAGATATGATCTACGGCAAACAAGAAGTTGTATGTGTGGCCTGTCACAAGGTTCGCACAGCCAATCAGAGGAAGAAAAGCAAACTGGTGAACAAATAATCACTATACCTTAAAATTTAAATATCCTTGAATATCAAGAGTTTACGAAATAATTGAAAAAAGTTCTCGACTTCTCTTGGTGACCTGTCATAACTATAAACATCGCACACCTGCGATACATAAAAACTAAACCAAAACATAAACAAAATGAAAATTAAAATCACATACACAAACGGCACACCTTGGAACTCTAGCGCTCTAACGAAGACAGCGACGTCTGAAGGAAAAAACAAGGATGAAGCTCTTAACAACTTCTATCTTAGCCCTGAAGGCAAGAGATGGCCGAAGACCATTCTAAAGACCGAAAGGGTCTAATCAATTCACTAACATCAATAAGCAATACAATATTATGAGTAGAACAAGAAACACATCAACTGGGGGTGGCTCGTCCAACCCTGCCACTAAATTCTTAGAGTGGGACACGCAGTCTGGCGACTGGAAATACTGGGACAAAGAAGCAAGCACAGAGAAGCACCTGCCCATCTCGACAGCTTTCATTGTCTTGGATCAACTCAACACAGTTAAAGGTTTCTCTGAGGCCAAGCAAACTGGTCTATGGTCTAACGAAGTTCGTGGTATCGGTGACAAGCTAACCGTTCGTAACAAGGACGGCATGGTTGCTACTGGCACATGGTCAGACGTTAAGGTTACACAAGGAGCCAAGTTCACCAAGTCTATTTACGCTATGGCTAAGACAGGCTCAGAGGACTACGAGCTAATCAACTTCCAAGTTAAGGGTGCTGCTCTTACAGCCTGGATTGAGTTTGTCGATAGCGTCAATGGTGACAGCGGTCTATACAACGACACGGTTGTTGCCATCAAGGAAGCAACCGACGAGAAGAAGGGTGCTGTGAAGTTCAAGAAACCTCTCTTCGCTGTGGTTAGTAACTCCCTGTCCAACGAAGCTGCCGCCCGTGCAGACTACTACGACAACATCCTACAGGATTACCTCGACGATTACCTTGGCTATGCCAAAGAGCCAGACCCAACGGAAGCTGGTAACAGCGGTTCGGATGACTTCGCATCTGAGACAGTTGCACCAGAACCAGAGTTAGTTGAAGCCCCGTTTTAATATAGCCAACCATTGACCCCAAGACGCATGGCGGGGGAGTTGCAAAGCTCCCCTGCTTGCCACAATGATATGACAGAACTTTTCCCAGACAACGCACAAGAACGCAAAACGTATCCAGTCTGCACAGGCTGTTTGGAATACTTCCCCCACGCCCTAGCTGCCGTATCACATCAGTCATATCTAGGGAACCAACAGCACCACCCAGACAAACCTTTGCATTGGGACAAGTCTAAGTCTGCCGACGAGTCAGATGCCCTCCTGCGCCACCAGATGGAAGGAGACTACGTTGCCGTAGCATGGAGAGCCTTAGCCCAACTAGAACGTCATATCACCAACACCAAATAACTATGAACGACAAAGCACTAACTAAATACCGACAGGTGACGGGGGCTTGCACCAGATTCATCGAACGCCACCAGAACAAAGAACTACTAGAAGAAGAAGCTCAGACATTAATCAACGACAACAAAGCCAGCAGATCAGAGAGTGACTGGCAAGTCATCAAAGACTTTCAAGACGAGTGCTGCCGCACCGTCTACAAATGCACCAAGAAAGGTTTAATCGAACCAGCCACAGACTACGTTCCAACCCACCCAACACTATGAACTACACCTATATGCTCAACATGGACAATGACAAGGCTGAGTCTTGTGATGTTATCGTCAAGTTTACTACCAATGATTCATTAGAGTTTGATGGGTTTACCTCCATCGTCTCTGAGCCACCCCTATACTCCGACGACCTAGCCTACCTAGAAGAGTGGGTGATACAGGGCAGGGAGCGATGGGAGCCTATGGGAACATTTAGCCAGACAAACCGCGAGCGCATGTAGCTCACAAACTAAAACCAATACTACTAATATGCCCAAGAAAAACACAGTCCTTATTATCGGTGACACGCATTGCCCAGCGATGCACAAAGACTACATCAAGTTCTTAAAGAAGATAGAGAAGAAGCACAAGTGTAACAGGGTTGTTCACATTGGTGACTTAGTAGATTGGAACTCCATCTCCTACCACGAGAAAGACCCATCCATGCCAAGTGCAGAGGATGAGTTTGCGGAGGCATTTAAGCAGGTTAGAAAGCTACACAAAGCCTTCCCTCAAGTAGACTACCTCAAGGGTAACCATAGTGACCTACCGTCCCGTAAGGCTAAGACCATCGGCATACCAGAGCATCTGATGAAGGACTTCAAGTCTCTGTGGCAACTAGACGGTTGGACTATCCACCCTCGCTACCACGATCTAGTGATTGATGATGTCATCTACCGACACGGAGACAAGGGTAAGGGTGGACAACAGGCTGCATATAAGAATGCCGTAGCTGAGTTCAACTCTCTCGTCCAAGGACACCTGCACGCCCAGGCTGGCCTCGTATATCACGCCAACCAACACGACTGTGTCTTTGGTATGCAAGTGGGATGTGGTGTAGAACACGACCACCCGTCCATGAATTACGGAAGAGTGTATGCCGCCAAACCAATCGTTGGGTGTGGTGTTGTCTACAGTTCCAAGGTTGCTTTCTTTGAACCAATGTTCCTATAGATATGATTAAACTTACATACACCAACACAATGCCAACCCTCGACACCATTGAACACGCAGAGATTGAGTTTCAATTACCACACATGGCAAACTTCACGGAGGCTTGTCGTGGGCTAGCCTACTGCGCTGGGTTTGAACCAGAGTCTATCGACGAATACATGATTAACCCACATAAAACAGCCTACAGGGAAGAGTAAATGGAATACCTACCAGAACCCCACGTTGTAGCCATCTTTACAATGGCAGTGATATTCTTCTTCGTAGCAGCACCCTTTGAGTAAATACCCCCAGTTTTTACTACGTTGCAAGCCTCTCAGATGCCCCTGAGGGGCTTTTCTTTTGTTCCGAGGGGTAGGGGTAGGGTCTGGGATAGTAAGCCCTTCTAGGGGGCTTCAGGAGCGGTTTCCTCGTCGTCGTCTAGCAACCTTCTACCGTTGTTTAGCATGTAGTTTCGCAATACAACCCCAAACTTCTTATCTGAGGCGGCAGTCCTGGGTTGGAGGAGACGAATTAGCAACTGTTCGTCGGTAGTAACAGCATCAATTAACAGTTGCTTTGCTTTATCCGCAGTCAACTTTCTCATGATGTCTTTTGCTACTTGGGAACCAATGCCAGCACTTTGAATAGAGCCACCCGCTCCAGAACCAGATGCCAACCTGCTACCAGCCCTTGCTCCTATCACCCTAGCTGCTGTATTTAATAACCACGACGAACGGTCGTTAATTATGAATGGAAGTGGCCTACCACTCTTGTCTGCTTGCCTTTGGGCAATAACTAGTTGGTCGGCTACTTTATCCCAATTAGCCATTTCCTTCTTATTAAAAACCTTAGACATTGCTGCTCTTGAGTTTTCATTGGTAAGCTGGTTCTTTAACTGTGACCCTGAAACGATAGGACGATTGTTTATGTCAAACCTGCTTGGAGAGGTCATAATATCAATCATGTAATCTGACACGCCAGAGCGAAGCCCAGCTAATGCTTCACCACTCTTGTCTTTCCTAACAGCATTTAAAATGCCTTGCATAGACGCACCTGGGTCTGACGATCTAAAAATAGTCTTAATCTCTTGATCGACTGGAGCATTTAGCATCTTTGCTGTGGCTGATACAGATGGTCTGTCTAGTCGACCACGCAGTGCATCTGCTGATTTAGTAATACGTCGGCTAACATCTTCCGCACTCCGAGCAGAATTGAATTGATCGCGCAGGTGGGGATAGGTATCAAGTAAATCCGCGTTCGATTCAATGTAGTTTCTAGCTTTAATAGGATTAATTTTCCCATCCTCTAGTGCTGCATCTAAAAACCTGCGTTTGATAAACTCTTGAACGGCAGATAGTTGAGTTACATCTTCACCTGTAGCTTTGGCTATTTCTCTAGTGGCAAGTTGACCCTTGATGCCACCTTGTCCAACGCCGAAACCTAATGTTAGTTCTGGGTCTACACCGATGGAACCTCTGGCAGTTCCTAATATTTTGCCAATTGTGCCCCTGTTAAACTTGTTATTTATGTCTCTAGAAAAATCACGAGCAGCATCAACTGATCCTTTAGCCTGACCCTTCACCTTACCCATGTCTTCTAGTATAGCGTCACGCAAGGATTCTGCTATGCGAGCTTTGTTGTTCTGGCTGGCTTGTCTGGCTTGACGGGCAGTCTCGCCTAATCGTTTGTAAAGACCGTCCAACTCTCTGATAGTTTCAGTATTACCAAACCCTTTGCGACTAGTCAATATGTCGTCTACCATGATGGGGTTTCCATCTAAACCCACTATACCACTCTCGACTTGCACGGCTACGTCCTCACCACCAAGGAGTTTTCGAGCTTCTGGGGGCATATCGTCAGATTGTGCTTGAGCTAACTCCTTACGAAGAGTTTGGTATTGTTTCTTTACTCCTCCAGTTGGAACTTTAGCGTTATTAGGCACGGCTCTCCACAGGAGTTCTTCTTGAACTTTAGCGTCGGCAAGAGCAGATTCTAGGGCTTCTCTTTGTTTGATGCTAATGTCAGCCTCTGTAGCAACATCTCCCAGGTCATCCACTGCTTTTCTAGCTTGCTCTCCTGCCAACTCCACGCGAGCATCAATTGCCTTTTGCAATCTGGTGCGTCTTGCTTTTAAAAAGTTTTTGGTTCCTTGAACTGAGCCAGACTGACGAATACTAGAAACCAAACCCTGTATAGTATCTGAAGTAGCTCTATCCATTTTTGTGCCAAGGGCGGGATCGCTCATAGCTACAGTCTGTTCTAGTTGCATTAAGCCTGGGTCTTGGCTTTTAGCAGAAGGTTGCAAGTTGCTTCCCTTTAAATCTTCAATGTTTCGAGATGCTAAAACTGGGTTTTCAACAATTTCTCTAGCTCGTGTCGATGCTCTTTGAAACGAACCCGCTTCAGAAAATGGAGCAAAAACTCTTGCACCAACACTTTTAACGGCTCTGGTAATAGGTGCGCTACCAATAAATCCACCCGCGAGGCCACCCATAAGCTCTGCCGCAAAACCCTCTACACCACTCATTTCTTGTTCTTGAGCAATGTCCCTGGCGGTTCCAGCACCTATCACGCCGCCTGTTTCAATACTGGCAGCTCCAATAGCTCCAGGTATAGTTTTCATAGGCTCATTTATAGCCCTCGCAATTGCTCCCCTTACGCCTGGGGCTGTTGACATTACTTGTGCAGTTTTAGAAATTGGTAATATCATACCTCCAACCTCGCCACCTACGGAGCCAATGTTTTCAGCTAATGTTTCTGGGTCTCGGTCTGGAGTCGGTGCGCCAATATTAGCCATACCCCTTCGGATACTCTGTGAACCCCCAAATGCTCCTCCTTCTGGAGCATCTATACCAATTTTAGACAATCCAGCAGAAATAACATCTACTGGTGCGCCAAAAGTTTCGGCTAATCTTTTATTAAAAAAGGACATTGCTCCGCTAGGACCTTCTGTTTGAGCCTGTTCGCCTGCTTCTGCTTCCGCACGTTTACGTTGTGCTTGTGCTATTGCTATTGCTTGTTGTTGTTCTAGCGTAAGTTCTGCCATATTAATTGAATAGGTTACGTTGCTCTTCAGTCATGAATGCCCAGTCTTTGGGATCAACACCTTGAGGAACTTTGCCTTGAGTTGAACTAGTTGAACCTTGACCTTCAGGTGGAACACCTAAATTAGCCCTAAATTCTGCAATAGCCTTAGCTCTCATGCGAGCGTCTTGACGGTCAGATGGAGGAAAAGTTGTGTCCCTAAAGGTTGCCACTTCATTTTCATATCTTCGCGCAAGAGATTTGTCAATGCTTCGTAGTTTAGCTTCAGCAGACTTAGGGTCTTTAAACGGACTAAGAGAAATGTCTAATTCCTTTTTAAGTGCCGCTGCTTCTGATGCCGCATATCGACTGCTTTCTCTAAATGCTCTAACAAGTTCATTTTGAGCTGTTTCAAAGTCCTGAGCAGCTCCTAAAGATTCTTCAGTTGCAACATCAAGTCCCACCTGACCAGTAATACCTTGGGCTTTTCTTTTAGTTGCTTCAACAAATCCAGTAAAATCACCTGCACGACTAAACAAAGTTTCTTCAGGAACGGCAACATCAAAATCAACATCAGAGGCAGACTGACCTGTAATTTGTGTAGATTGTCCTGTTGTAAGGTTTAACAATTGTGTTTCACCAGTTATTGGATTTGACACGACCCTAACCGATCCGCTCGCAATTGCTGCAGCGTCTTCGTCTGAGATGTTAGGATTTGCTTGTTTTATTGTAGCGATCTTTCTGTCTGTTGCATCGACTGATGTATCATCACCTATTAACGCTTGTTGCTTGTCAAACTCAAACCGCTCTCTGGCTAATTGTTCAGATGGCGTAAGAGCAGCTGAACTTTCTAGACCTTGTGCTTGTATTGCTCTAGCTAAATCATTAATTTGAGAAACGGATGGGCCTTTTCTTCCTGACCTAACTGCTAATTGACCCTTTGCTATACGCCTTGCGTCGTCAAAGGACAGACCCCCTGTTTGTCCACCAGTAGTTTTACTTTGTGCTACACGAGTGTCTCTGTCCGCTTGGCTTTCGCCTGGTCGCCTTTCATTTTCTCTAAGTCTAGCCTCACGCGCCTCGCTGTCACCCTCGAAACTTCCCGTGCCTCCGATGCGTTGTTGTCTAGCTAGGCTGTCTTTTTCAAAAGATGATAGGGCATCAACGAGAGGTTGTGCAACTGTAGGAGAAACAGCACTATCAACTGGGGGCTGTGCAACTGCACCTTGTGCTTGTAGCTGTAAGGCTTCTTGCGTGGGCCTAAAGCGCAGACGACCTTGCTCATCTACGAACTGCTCCGTACGTTGTTCTGGAGCATCCTCATAACGCATAAACTGAGATAAGGTTTGAGTTGGTGGTGGGACAGTTGCTTCTTGACCTTGCGCGTTGGCAATAGCTTGTTGATTCATGTCCATGCCTTGGTTTTGGTCTGTTAAGGCATTCATGATAGCTGATTGGTTCATGTCCATTCCTTGCCCCTGTGCGCCCACTGAAGGGGTTTCGACGGGTGCATCTATAATACCTGGAGCATCTTGACGAGGCAATCTCTGCGCCTCTCGTGCGTCTGCACGTTCTAACATTTCAAGTAATGCGTTTTTAGGGGCAGTTCCAGAAGTCGTTTCTGGTGATGGTGTAATAGCATTTACATCTACGTTAGGTTTAATCTTACCACCTGGAGTAAACACAGAAAGCGCACTTGCTGGTGGTGGCGCAACATCGTCAGCATAGGGAAGAAAGGTTGCTGGATTAGGTGCTTGTGGAGTGACCGCAAGGCTTTGCTCTTGCATCATTGGGTTTACCTGCCCAGCCGCCTCCATAGAAAAAGGGTTTACCGCTGGTGCTTGTCCAAACGCAGACGCAGGAATGTTACCAGCCCCCATCATTGCGCCCTGTGCCGCAAGTTCTGCTTTCTTTCTTTCCTCTTCTTCGGCGTTGTAATTTGTTCCGAAAGGGTTTTGGTTTAATGTATCTCCTATTGCCATAGCTGTATTATATCATAAAGGGTTAGTTAGCTGTAATTAACTGTAAGTGTAAAAGTCAAGTTATGTTAGGAGTAATTAAAATACTCATCTGTAACTGTTATACTGTCTATTGTAATTTGACCATCTTCAGAATAAAGTTGATAATCTGTATCAAAAATATTAACAGTTTTAGCAGGTATTGACCCTTCCCACAAACCTTCATTGGAAGTATAAACATCACGAAACGTCCCAACAGGGTCAAAAAATTTATCAATTTCTATTTGAAAATCAAAAATAAGTGCATAATTGTCTGATGTGGTATTGTAATAAAATTCAGGGAAAAAAGAATAAAACGTATTATTGCCGTCACCAGTTGGTTGAAATCGAAAACCTTCTACAACTACTGTATTTATAGCGCATCTATCCAGAGGTTTATTTACAAAGTCTACAACTCCCGCAGGGTAAAATCCATATGCTTCAAAGTATAAATCTTCAATCTCTCCAGCTTCGTCAAATAATACTGTGTCATCCATAGATGCAGTATTAGTTGATCCATCGTCAAAAATAACTTCCAAATTGGCTTCAATGCGTAATGAATATAAATTCCAAAATATTTTCATTATTTCATCTAAGGAACCATCTAACCTTAGATTTCTTTGTTGTCCTCCAGGATAGACCTGTCGAGATGCAATAATTGCTTCGGTTGCGTGGGTTAAACAAAATGGAAACCCGTTGCCCCTTCCTAGTGCTGTAAATGAATCTGCGGTTGGCATTAGGTTATTTCGTTTCCTATTATTCCTTGTATAGAGGCGGCAAACGGTTTTCCATTTACACATATAACTGCAGAAAAAGAACTAACGGGTGCAGGAACAGGAACTCCAACACCTCCACCCGCATCGTGAACACCTTGATCTGTAATTTCTTCGCTTGATATAGGTCGATCAAATATGTAAAACGGATCCACCCTTCCAGACATTGTGTTGGTTAACCCAGCAGCTTCTTCTCTTTCTGCTATAGTAGATGATCCACTTAAACCTGTAGTATCATCATCAGCAACAGACCCTGACCCTGACTCAGCAATACCTCCCGAGCTTGTTTGAGACCCTCGCATCTCTCTAGCGTAAGCATCACTACCTTGATAATTAGGGGAATCTCTGTGGCTGTCGTCTAGCTTAGTATGCGGACTTCTCGGCTGAGTCTTGCTCTGGGCTGCCTCTGTATCTTTAGCTGTCTGACCACCGCCCTGCTTTGCCTTGGCTGCCGCTGTATCTTTGTCTGCTTGACTTGCCATACTTTAAACGCTCCAAGTGATTACTTCGTAGTAAGTTGTTCCGTCCAAAGCGGTTATAATAGGTCGGCTGTTACGTTTTATTATCCCTGTTGTGCTATAACCTTCTGCTGTAGTTGAACCAGTTCCGTTGCAAGTAGTGCTTCTACTTGAAAAAGTTTTATCAAATACAATAACGTTTTCATTAGCTCTTGGTGATGCCGAGGATTGATAATCAATTGTGCCAGTAGATGACCCCGTGTTAGTTAAAAAGCAACCAGGATAAGTTTGTATTCTAGCCGATGCACCAAAGTTTTGAGTAAAACCTGTTTGACTCATTGTATTGCCGCCTGAAGTTGCAAAAACTGTATTCCCTGCACCTCTTACCAAAGAAACATTTGTTGATGTAACTGAGCAAGAAATAGAACCTAGATCAAATGCAACACTAGCTGTATCAGGAGGAGTGCTTTGAACTTCAATGGTAACCGTTGCTGCTAATGTTTTTTTTCTGCGAGGTGTAACTGCAGGAACAGCAATTGTTCCAGATACTCCCCCACTTTCTACAGAAATAGTTGTGCAATTTACCTCTCCAGGAACTTCTACTTGAACAACGTCCTTGTATGTTGTTTTTGTTCCTTCAATAGTGCCTTGTATGCACGTATTGGTAAACTGAACGTATCCGTCCTGTTGGGTTTCGCTCTTAGATATAAGGACTCCAGTAGGAACAACCTCTGTGCCATACGATACGGCCGTTACTTCCGTGGTTCCATCTATGCGACCTGGTCTTGTTGAGGTTCTTATTTCGCCATCCCCCTTTGCAAATGTAAATCGTCTAGTAGGAATACCCTCTACGTTGCTAACTTCGTCCCCGATCTTAACGCCTGAAATTGTGCTAGTAGGAGTTTCGTTAAAAGCTTCTACCACTTCAATGCGAAGCTTGCCCGTTCCCGTTCCTCCATTGCGCTCGCTAATGTTCCTGCTTAGAACACTTGGCTTTAGGAATCTAAATTGCCTAGTGGGGATACCAGAAAGGTTAGATATTTGCTGACTAGCCAAGGAGTAACCAGATGGTGTAGATGGAGTGCTGGCAAAAGTTTCTTTTACGATAGCTAGTTGGCTACCTACTTTATCTTCGGTTTCCGATAGAGTTCCTGCTTCTATGTATATTTCAGTTACCTCTCGATAACTGTCCGTGTCGTCAACTTCATAGGAAGCTAAAATACAAGTGACTGCCGTTTCACCATCAATCTGTGAAGTAATAGAAGTTGTGCCAACTGTCTTTTGAAAATCAGTCCCAGCCTTTGCAATACTTGTTCTTGTTACGCGCCGTAAACCATTTTCTATGTAATTAACAGTATCATCTTTTACTTGGACAAAGCTAGCCCCAAGGGTTTGATACACGAGCGTAACAATGTATTTCTCTTGCTGTGTGCTGGACTGAACAGATACGAGGCGCATATCCGTATAGGCTTCTCCCGTGCGTGGAGCCAAGCCATCAATGGACATCTCTGCGGATTCTAGTGAACCAAAGTCAGGAAAGATGCGAGCCTTGTTAGAACTATACCAGTCCTCACGACTGTTCATAGTAGTGCAGTTAACGGTCAGTTGATACCGACCATTTTGCAACTGCTCAACAGCTGGAGTTCCGACTAGTTTCAGCCTATTAGTTCTGTGAGAGATTGCCATTATTCAGCCAATAAACCTAAAGTTTTTAGTGCTTTTACAATGTCACCCACTGTATACGCCGTGCTGCCTACGCCTCCTGTAAATGTAGCGTTTGCGTGAAGAGCAGTTCCTGACCCCCCGCTAGTCCCAGTTGTTGTACCAGTTGTGGCAGGTTGAACAACGGGAGTAGCATTAAAGAAACCAATCTTTTGACTGGTAGCAGTGCCAATCTTTGTTCCTGTGCTTGTTCCAATAATTAGGTCGTGATCGCCAGATATATCTAAGTCCTTACCAAATACTACCTTTTCTCCGCTATTAGTTGTAGTAAACTTCAAGTAACTATTGGAGGACTCCGTAATATCTAAGGCATTAGCAAGATTGTCCGTAAGAGTAATCTTATTATCTCCTGTATCGGTTCCATCGAAAATAACATTGAGTCCAGTTGTAGCAACGTCGGCAGATATTGAACTACAGTTAATGTCACCAACTCCACTTAAAGAAGTTATTCTCTCTTGATTATATATAATAGTTCCGTTGGTAGTAACGGCAAAACCATTAGTGCCTACGTCAGTAAAGGTCTTATCTGCCCTGCGCAAGTCCACCATTAGAGTAGGTGCTACGGCAGTTAAAGCTGCATCCGCAGAGAAAAATATTTGACTTGCTTGAGAAGCAGTAAGAACAGCTTTGTGCAAGGCAACATAATTGCCAAGGGCAATGCCATCTCCAGCATTAGAACCACCATCAGAACCAATCTGAAACTGGCCGCTATTAGCTAGTGTGCTTGCGGTTCCTGATACGCTAACACCTGTCTGAGCAACATTATCAACGTAAGCTATTGCATTACCACTTCGGTCAACAGTAACTACATATACGTGCCACTTACTATCATTAAGACCAGTTGCTAGCGTAAAGTCAGCAGAACCACCTGAGTCCTGCATTGTTAGTATAAGACTACCAGATACAAATTTTAATCTATATCCTGTTCCTGAAAGTTTAGTAAGGACTGGTTCTGTTCCACTACTGTCTAGCCTTGCCCAGAAAGATAAACTGAAGTCTCCCGCATCAACATCTAGTGCGGCATTATCGGCTAGGCTAAGATATGCAGAAGTGTCAGTAAAGGTAATGCTACGTGGCACAAAGTTACTTACCGAAGCTGCATCTGCAATTCCCAATGTAGACCTAACAGCAGCAGCATCTGCATCATCCAAGAATGTTTTAGCAAAAGTGCTAATCGTAGTGCTAGCAGGCAGGGACAAAGTTTTAATATCTGCATCTACCTCTGAATCCATTAAAGCTCCAGCAGCCGTAACATTTGCAGTATCGGTTACATCAGCAGATGCCTCAATGGAATTTAGTTTGGTCTTATCACCATTGGCAAATGCACCCTCCGAAGGTTTAACCTGCAAGGTGGAAATGGTAACTCCTTTAACACCAGCTAGATCGGTCAACTCACTGTCCATTAAAGCTCCAGCGGCTGTAACATTAGTTGTATCAGTTACATCCGCAGATTCTTCAATGCCATCTAGTTTAGTTTTGTCACCATTGGCAAATGCACCTTCTGAGGGTTTAAGTTGAACTGTTGAAGCATCAGATATAGTGCTTAATGGTTGAGTTCCCGTATGGTTAGCTCTTTGTATAGCGGCAGCATAAACAGAACTTTGTTGCGTATTAGCACCAGTTGGCTGGCTGTTTACTAAAAGGTTAGAAAGTTCTACTGTGGCTGTTCCAGAAGGTATAATAAACTGAACCTTTTCCCTATTTGGAAGAATAACCTCATATACACTTTCAATATCAGAAACCCCGTTTCTAAACAAAGTAACGCTTCCATCTCCGCTAGAATCACTCGTTGCTGTTACGATACCAGGCAATACAACATAATCACCAGACCCGTCAGCACCTGCGGTTAACAGCCTAAAGCTTAACGTCTGGTTAGCGTAGTTAGCAAATCCAGCGGTTTTTAAATTAAAGTTTACAGTTGTACTAGACATTAGCAGTCCCAGGCTCTCCTTGACCAATAGTTTGCGGACATCTTGCCCTTGCCTCCCTTTATACCAGCACTACGGGCGCAGTAGCTTTTCTTACGGGCTGGTTGATTCTTTTTAATACTCATATTAGCGTCACCAAATCGGATCAACTTTTCCTTGCCACCCTCGCAGGCTTTCACAACAAACTTTTTCCCGCCTTGGACTTCACGGCGTGGCACGTTGCACTTCATCTTTGATTTGTCTGCCATTGTTATTTAGTTCTTACTTTTGCTTTAGGTGTGTTTGATACTACGGTTTGTCCTTTGGCTCCTGCTGATTTCTTTTTTCTAGCAGTGCTTGCTCTCTCTGCTTTCGTAAGACTGAGAGCCTTTCTTTTAGGCAAGCAACGGTCAGGGTTTTTCTTATCCTTCGACGTTCCGCAAGGTCCTTTGATTGATCCATCAGTTCCAATCCTTACCCAGTTTTGTTCTCTCCATTGTTTTAGCTGAGACATTATGTTCTTTTACGTTTGGCACTTTTAGACTTCTTGGCGTAGTTAGGGTCCTTGCAATACTTGGATGCCGCCATATTAGCATAAGCAGATGGGTACGTATCAAACGTACGTCTAGCCCAGGCTTTACCTTCTGGGCATATCTTACCTCCACTCTTTGCTTTCTTAGGCATTGGATCTAGCTTTCGCTTTAGCTGTTTTACTTAAGTCCTTGAAATGAAACAGCTTTACGCTGGTCTTGGTGTGTGACTTATTGGTATGCAGACTTCCGTTAGGCATCTTGTGAGATGAACCTTTATGTAAACTGCCGTCCCTCTTGTAGTGCTTAACGCCTTTCATCGTCCTTATTTCTTCTTCATGCGTCCCTTGCCGCCTTTTTCGCCGCATGAACCTTTACCTGATTTACCTACTGGTTTTTTTCCGTACATAATTGTATTGGTTATTATTTATTCAAATATCTATTGGATGTTTCAACCCGACGCTTTGCTTGTTGTCTTTTTTTAAAAGTTTTTTCGGACATTGCGTAGTCTTTTGGAGGTTTAGTCATCCTAAGGTAAAGTTCATCTGCCGCTTTTTTATTAGAAATTCTATCTTTCATCGAAATAGGTTTATCCAATCCTAATACTTTGCGTTTAAATGTCTCGCCGAAACTACGCTTTTCAGCAGAGCTTTTATTTTTATCGTTCATAATATTATTTCTTTCTTGTGTTATGAAAATCAAACAGAACTTTTACTTTCTCTGTCAGAGCTTCTAGGTTGTAGTGCATCCTAGCTAGAACGATAATGAGCGTAATAATGCCAATACCGATAGGCCAAAGGGATGCAATGATTTGTAAAACTTCATTCATTTAATTTGTGATGAACCAAAGTAAAAGCCTACGATGGCTAGGGCAGTCTGCCTAATTTCTGGTAAAATAACGAAGCCTTGCACAGTGTCCCATTTAAGGGTCTTAAATAGCCCTAAAAAGCCGTTTGTCTCTCTACCTATGGTTACCCCTACTTCAGTCCACGCAAAGACGAATGGGGCTATTACAATGGCAAAGACGGTGGATACAACGAGGAACCTACGAACCAATACACCACCGTCACGCTTTGCCGCAGCATCTGCCGAAGCATCTGCCGCTTGCTGGGACGTAATCATACGCTCAAACTGGCGAGCCTGGCTCTGCATCTGAGTGCCAATGAGCTTCATTACGAAGCCACTGATTCCTCCTCCGAGCATTGCTATTAGTTCTGGTGTCATTATTTCTTTCTGAGTTCTTTGATTACCTTGATTGCCGATGCGGACATATAAAGGAAGGTCGCTAGACCTACGCAGAAACCAAGCACTTCGTTGACGGGAGATAGTTCAAGGGTAGCTATAAAGCCTCCTGTTCCGATTGCTGATCTGTATATAATATCTTCCATAGCATTTAGTCCTCGTCAGGTAGTGGTGTGTAGTGATCAACGGTTGATGACTCCTCGGACTCGTCCAGGTCGTAGTTAGTTACGTCCAATGCCCACATATGGTCAATGGTTTCGGCAGGGTAGGTAAGCCAGCGTGTGCCTTGACCATTGTCCTCAATCCAGTAATCAAAGCCAATCTCCTTGCCTTCTTCGTCGGCTCGCTCGATGGCGGCCTCTTTGCTTGCGTATATTAGATAAAGCATTAGAATATCGAGTAGTGGCTGTTAATGTTAGTTTCAAGGGCTGTGCGGTTTGAGGATTCGTCAGCATTGTAAATAATTAACTCAGCTATTTCCCCTCCCAAGAAGGCCGAGGCAGAACTAAAACTTCTAGAACCAATTCTGGGGGCAGTTGCAACGCTTATTGTTTCTGTGTTAGATGCTGTATCAAGAGTTCCCCCGTCAATACCTATAGCAACATTAGAACTTGTTTTAAATGCTGATACTAGTGACTGATCAGTGCTTGCTGAAAGTTGAGCAATAGGTGAATTACTGTCAAAAAGGTATCTGAACTCATTTGATCCTGCGAAATAAGCTGACCCATCCCCATTGCCATCACGATTATCTAAAATCATTTGAGTGCTTCCATCTAAAGCATCTAACTTTACAACTCCAAAAATAGATTGCGAATTAGTTGCTCCTACTATGGACTCTAATTCCAAGAAGTCGTCTGTTCCATCAAAGTCCAACCCTCCAGTTACTAAAGAACCAGCATTAACAATCTGGGGCTGAAGGCTAGCAGTGTCTTGCAATGCATTATTGCCATTACCTGACTGGTCATACCAAGTCTCTACAAAGCCGCTACTTGAATGAGATACAATTTCAAAGTTACTGATTGTGTAGGAACCCGTATTGCCATCAGCAAACATTAAGTGAGTTCCGTCTGCTGTTGCAGTTAAAGTATCAGTATAAGTTCCATTGGCGGTAAAAGTAGTTCCTGAATTAGTTAGTCCCGTAACACTATTCGTTGCGCTTACACCTCTTATGGCTGGGCTTAAACTAGATGTGCTACTAAAATTGGTAACAGTATATTTGACTACTAATACGTCGTCGTCTTTAAATACATAAGGGAATCCAGCCGAACCAGTTCCTCCAGCACTATTGTCAGCAGAGAATCCAGTAGTTGATAAGTTACTAACAGTATAGTTATCAAAAGAACCAGTGCCATTAACTGCTGTTCCCACTGTTTGTATTGCATTAACAAAATCAACTAATGCACCAGAAGATATACCCGAAGCCGTGAAGTCACTTTCACTATTGTCTATCACTCTACGGACACGCACAACCTTGGGGTCACCACCAGTAAGACTACGGAGGCTGTATGCCGCCGCAGCGTTAGGAGCAATCTGAAGGACGCTCTCGCCCACTGAGTTCAGCCGACGCTGGCGACCCAGGGCTGAATCAAGGCTAATGTGCATACTAGACCTTGTGTAGTTGCACTAGTCCACCGCTAATAGTAACGGAGGTAAAGTTGCCATAAACAATTGTTCCTGCTCCTAGAGTTGTAAGGAGGTCTGCGGAATTAGTTACATTAGTAGCAGTCAATGCCGAAAGAGTTGAATCCTTAAGAAACTGGATAGCTCCAAACGAACCAGCGGTTGCACCGTCGGCTGCATTGATTACTATTGAACCTGCGGAGCTGAACTCCAGTGCGTTATTTCGTGAACTTGCCATAATTGTGTATTATATCACAGGGGGTTACTATCGGGATTGCCGATTTACGTATGTGGAAAATCTCTTGTTAATTGTGTTATTGTTGGATCGAATGTCAATCTTCTCTAGCTCCAAGGCTAGGTAGGTCTGAGCCACCTGCTCTTCGGCTAGGGCTTGCTCCTGACGGTTCTGAACTCGTAGGAAGTCAGCATACACAGCGTGAGCAATGTAATTGAAAAACTCACCTGGAACCTCTACCGTTGAGTTGTAGTAATCAGATGTTACAGTAAAGGGAGTGAACTGCTTCTTGTAGGAAACAAATGCTGATGTGTCATTTGTATTAGAAATATTTAATATATTAGCACCGTCAAAGTCTACAAAGAAATCATATTCAACGGCTGAGTTGTTTTGAAATGCTCTCTTGCGGTGAATGCGGTTGAAGTCACCTATTGAAGTAAACCCACTCTCAGCGTAGGGTATTAAGTTTTGAGTTAAAACTTTAAGAATGTTTGACCCAGCCCTTGGTGTCCAAGTTGTTACAGCTTCTACTGAATCGTTTTTGACGGTATCTGCTTCGGTAAACTGCACGGTTCCTCCGTCACCAAAGGTAACTATCCCAGCTGCACTTACACTATTTGTAACACCAGTTGCAACTACCCACGCATTACTTGTATTCTTATAAATCAATGTATCGTTGGTGGTAAACCCACTATACACCTTTGTGCCTCCAATTGAGACGGTATCTGGTTCAGCTAAACCAAGAAATTTATAGTTTTGATTAACTGAAGTGCTAGTTAAGGTTGTCGCTCCAGATAGTTCGTAAAGAGCCAATGCCCTTTCTTCTGAACTTACAAGATACCTGGGCCATACTGGACTTTCGTCAAATGCCTGCTGGAACCTACGGTTGATAAAGTGACTTAACTGATCCTGTTCAGTTACATCAAGTTGACCACCAGTTCCTATTAGAGCTGATGTTATCTTAAATAGGTCGCCGTAGGTTC